GTGCCTATTGGTACTTGGATGGTATCTATGAAAGTTAATAACGATGATGTTTGGAAAAAAGTAAAAGCAGGTGAGGTAAAAGGGTTTAGTATAGAAGGCTACTTTGCTGATAAATTAGAAAGACCTAACGAACCTGTAAAAGATAAGATGTCCGAGCAAGAAGAAATGGCTAACGAATTAGTTGAAGAACTAAAACATATATTAAAAGAAGAAAATTTAGAATCTTATTCAGATTATCCAAGTGGTGTAAAAAACAATGCTAAAAAAGGTATTGAACTAAACGAAAAAGTAAACAACAAGTGTGCAACACAAGTAGGAAAAGTAAGGGCACAACAATTAGCACAAGGCAAACCAATAACAACAGAAACTATTAAAAGGATGTTTAGTTATTTAAGTAGGGCGCAAGAAGATTACGATGAAAGCGATACTAAAGCGTGTGGTACTATATCTTACTTGTTGTGGGGTGGTAAAGCAGGTTTACGTTGGGCAGGTGCTAAACTAAAAGAACTTGATCTAATAGAAGAAGATTTAAAAAAGCCTTGTTACGATGGTTATGAAATGATAGGTTTTAAAATTAAAAACGGTAGAAAAGTACCTAATTGCGTGCCAATAAAATAATATGAGTAGAATACCAAGTCCACAGTCAGGTCGTAGAGGTTGCTTATGTAAAGATGGTACATATTCTATAGAATGTTGTGATGGTAGCTTCCAAGCACAAGGAGTAGGAAATGTTACAGGCATTGTAGGTACACCAAGTGCAGGAGAATACGGTTACAGGGTACAAAAGTGTGGACATAGCCAAAAAAAGCACTTTTACGGTTCTACACAATTAGTAGTAGGCAATGTATATTATATAAATGCAGACCACGATAACCACGATGGTTGTTATACCGTATTAAGTCAAGACCAAAACGCACACGGACATCATTTTAGTGCTGTTACATTATATAACGATTGTGCAGCGTGTCAAGCAGCAAACTAAAAACACAACAAACAGTTAAATATATTATTATATAAATATGGATTCAAAAACAAAAGAGATACTGCAAAAACTTTCTGCACAAAAAGTTAAATTATTTACTATATCACAAGCAAAAAGCATATTAAAAGATGATTTTCAAGAAGATGTAAATAAGCATAATAGAGTATTTAAAACTAATACTGATGATTTAAAATCTTTTGATAGAAAATCAAGTGATGCAAGAAGAAAATTAATTGATAATCAAAAAAAAGAACTTGATGATTTACGAAAACAACAAGAACAACAAATTGAAAAATATGTAAATACATTAACTAATGAGATAAAAGAATCAAAAGCAGATATTAAAGTGTTTGATAAAAAAATCCAAAAACACAAATCAACACTTAAAGAATTTGAACAAGAATTAAAAGAACTTGGTATCAAACCATCAAGCAGTAAATTATACGAAGAAGCAGATTCAGCTATTTTTTTAATGGAAGAAGATAAAAAAAGATTACAAAAAGGAATAGATTTTGTTGAAAATAATTATGAATACAAATCAAATATTTAATATGAAACCAGATGTAAAAAGAATACTTACCAAGTTAAGTGAAAACAAGGTTGAGTTAGGAATAAATGATTATAAAAAATATGAAAAAGAATTGTTTGTTGTTAACAATGATTTAAGAGAATTAGTTTCTGAATTTGTTTCTATGAAAAAACAAATACTTAATGTAAGAAGTAAAGCTAATAAAATGAGTTTAAAGTCATCAGCAATAAGAAAAGAAGCACTTAAAATATTTAATGATGATTCATCCGCTGCTAAAAAATTAGGGATAGATGCAGGTGTATTTTTTAAAGCATACAGAGAAGTAGATAAAAATGCAGCAGAAAATGAAAGAATAGCAGAAAGAATTATACAACAAACATCAAGCATAAGATAAAAACACAACAAACTAATTACTAATTTATTGTAATATATATGAAAGCAACAGATATGTTAAACAAAGTAAAAGAGGTTCTTGGGGTAGAGTTATCCGAAGCACCTGTAGAAGTAAAGTTGGCACAAGCTGAACTTGAAAATGGTACAATTATAGAAAGCGAAAATTTTGAAGCTGGAAATGAAATATTTATTGTTACCGAAGATGAAAAGGTAGCAATGCCTATAGGTGAATACAAACTTATTGATGGTGAATCTATAATTGTAGAAGAAGAAGGTATTATTGCTTCTATTGGTGCAGTTGAAGAAGAAGAAGTAGAAGCTGCTGAAGAAAAAGAAGAAATGAACTACGCTACTAAAGAAGAACTTGCAGAGGTTAAAGAAATGGTTGAAGAAATAAAATCAATGCTTGAACCTAAAGAAGAAGAAATGGCTGAAGAACCTGTAGGTGAAAATTCTGTTAAATCGGAAGAAACAACTACAAAGACTGTTTACGCTGAAAAAGAAGAATTAAGCGAAATAAGCGAACCTGTACAAAAGGTTACTCATAATCCTGAAAAAGAAAACAAACCTAACCTAAACTTGTATTCACAAAAAAGAACTAATACAACTTTAGATAGAGTGTTAAATAAAATATCAAACATAAAATAAATAAAAAATGTCAACAACAATAACAACTTCAAATGATGTGTTGAGAGCAAGATCAAAGCAAGAAACTTTGACTACTACTCAAGATATTCCTGTAAACAAAGCAGGTACTGAATTTAACATAGCAACAGATGCTAAAGTAATGACTTTACCAGCTATTACATCTGAAAATATTGGAATGGAATTTACATTTCGTAACACAGGTGCTGATGGTAACAACATTATTACAATTTCACCTGCTGCAACAGATGCTATTCACGGTACAGTAGGTTCAGTATCTTCTGGCGGTGTAGATGATAAAGATTGGATTAACACAAAAGCAACTGCAAATAAAGGCGATTGGTGTTCACTAAAAGCTGTAGCACTTACCGATTGGTATTTAACAGGCGGTGATGGTGTATGGGCAAGTGAATCGTAATAAATAAACTTATAAATAAAATAAAATGGCAACAACAAATTCTATAACTACTACTTATGCTGGTGAGTTTGCAGGACAATACATATCTGCTGCACTTTTAAGTGGTTCAACTTTGGACAATGGTTTAATTACCATTAAGCCAAACATTAAATTTAAAGAAGTGATTAAAAAAGTATCAAGTGATGATATCGTAAAAGATGCTACTTGTGATTTTGATCCTACTTCAACTTTAACACTTACAGAACGTATTTTACAACCTGATTTTCAGCAAGTAAATCTACAACTATGTAAAGCAGACTTTCACAACGATTGGGAAGCTGTACAAATGGGATATAGTGCTTTTGATAGTTTACCTCCTTCATTTGCTGACTTTCTAATTGGACACGTAGCTTCTAAAGTAGCACAACGTACAGAGCAGTCTATTTGGAATGGTGCTGCTGCAACAGCAGGGCAATTTGGCGGATTTACTGAATTACTTTTAGCTGATGCTGATGTTACTGATGTAGGTGGTGGAGCAGCTGTAGATTCTTCAAATGTAATATCAAAAATAGGACTCGTAGTTGATGCAATCGGTTCTTCGCTCTATACTTCAGAGGATATGTTTATTTATGTTTCACAAAACGTAGCAAGAGCATATGTAAGAGCATTAGGTGGATTTGCAAGTAATCTTGGTGCAGCAGGTACAGATGATAAAGGTACACAATGGTACAACGGTGGTGGACTTTCTTTTGATGGTATCAAAATTGCTGTAGCAAATGGATTATCGGACAACAAAATGGTAGCAGCAGAAAAATCAAACTTATTCTTTGGAACAGGTCTTTTAGCAGACCATAACGAAGTAAAAGTAATTGATATGGCTGATATAGATGGTTCACAAAACGTAAGAGTAGTAATGAGATTTACAGCTGGTGTTCAATATGGCATCGGTAGCGATATCGTACTTTATTCTTAATAGATAATTAACCAATAAATTAGGTGGGTAAGCCAATAGTGCCTACTCACCTTTTTTAATATAAAATAACAATAACTTATTGATTTTTAGTAAGTTAAAAAAAAATTTTTAACGATTATGGCTTGTGATTTAACAAAAGGTAGAAAAGAACCTTGCAAAGATTCGGTTGGTGGTATAAAAGCTGTCTATTTTGCAGACTTTGGTGATTTAACTATTGCATATGATGGTACAGATACAGATGTAATAGATGATTTAGGTGCTGTAACAGTATTTAAATATGAATTGAAAGGTAATAGTAGTTTTGAACAAACTATTACTTCTTCAAGGGAAAATGGTACAACTTTCTTTGAACAGGCGTTAAACCTTACTTTAAAGAAATTAACTGTACAAGACCACAAAGAATTAAAGCTAATGAGTTATGGTAGACCACATATCGTGGTGCAAGACTATAACGGTAATGCTTTTTTAATGGGTGCAGAACACGGATGTGATGTAACAGGTGGTACAATTACGACAGGTGGTGCAATGGGAGATTTAAGTGGTTATACACTTACATTTGCTGCACAAGAGCAAGTACCTGCTAACTTTTTAGAGGGTGCTACAGAAGCTAACCCTTTTGGTGGTTTATCAGGAACTGTAACTGTAACACAAGGTACAAATTCTTAATAGGGTTTTTATTTGGTAAATTAAGGGGTGGCAGAAATGTTACCCTTTTTTTTTGCTTTAATAATAACAAATTTCATACTTTTTTATTGTATATATATGATAGTATTACAAGAAAGCGGATCAGCACAAAATATTGATTTTATACCAAGAGAATTTACTGCAAACGCATCTTACACGGTAAAAATAACAGATGAAACGCAAAACAAAGAAGTGTACAATCAAGCAACAACAAGTATATCACAAAACTTATACTTCAATAGATATAATGCTGTATTTCCTGTAAAACAAGATATTTATTACACACTTAAAATACTTTCAGGTAGTTCAGTTGTATTTTTAGATAAAATATACTGTACAAACCAAACAGATTTACCAGCTTACACAATAAACGAAGGTGAGTACACTTCTAATAGCACTACAAACGAATTTATCACAATATAATGGATAACTTACACATAGTAAATTTAGCTTCTTACAACCGACCTAAAATAAGTGAGGATAAACAAAAAGATTGGGTTAACTACGGTGAGGATAATGACTACTATTCTTATTTAATACAACTTTATACTAATTCAACAACTAACAACGCTATTATTAACGGTGTATCTAATATGATATACGGTAAAGGGTTAGATGCTTTAGATAGCAACACTAAAACAAACGAGTATGCTGCAATGCGATCTATTATAAGCAACACTTGTTTAAAAAAGGTTGTATTAGATTTAAAACTATTAGGCGAAGGTTCTTTTCAAGTGCTTTACAAAGATGATAAGGTATATAAAGCAGAACACTTCCCAAGACAAACACTACGTGCTGAAAAATGTAATGAAGATGGTGAGATAGAAGGTTATTATTATGCACCTGATTGGACAAAAGTAAAACCCAAAGATAAACTAGAACGTATAGCAGCATTTGGATTTGGTAACGGTAAAGAACCTGAAATAAAAATTATAAAAAGGTATGTTAGTGGTTACGATTACTATTGCCCTGTAGACTATCAAGGTGGTTTAGCTTATGCAGAATTAGAAAGTGAGATAAGTGATTACCTTATAAACGATGTACAAAATGGCTTCAGCGGTACGAAGGTTGTCAACTTTAACAACGGTGTACCAGACCGTGAAAAGCAAATGCAAGTTAAAAATGATGTAATGTCAAAACTTACAGGTGCAAGAGGTGAAAAAGTAGTAATTGCATTTAATAACAATGCAGAAAGCAAAACAACAGTTGATGATATACCATTAAACGATGCACCACAACACTATGAGTATTTATCAAATGAATGTAGTAATAAGTTAATAGTAGCACATAGGGTAACCTCACCTTTATTATTGGGTATACGTACCGAAAACAATGGTTTAGGATCAAATGCAGACGAAATAAAGACCGCTGCGCTACTTTTTGACAATATTACTATAAAACCCTACCAAGACCTAATAACGGACTGTATAGATGATATATTAGCTGTTAACGGTATTAGTTTAAAACTTTATTTTAAAACACTTCAGCCATTAGCATTTATAGATACAGACAATGCAATAACAGATGAAGCACGTGAAGAAGAAACAGGTGTAAAAAAGGAGTTAACACTAAAAAGCCAAGTAGTAGATAAAGATTTTGCTATTATAGATGATAGATTAGCATACGCAACAAAAGAAATGGCAATACAAGGTGCTAAAAACATAGGTTGCGAAGGTTATCACGAACACGAGTACGAAGGCAAGATATGGTATATGCCTTGTGAAGAACACAAGCAAAGTAATTTAAGTGCTGAAACAGATGATAAAGTGTTTGATTTGCTTGATGAGTTTGGTGAAGATGAAGATTTAGAAAATTGGGATTTAGTAGATGAACGAAAAGTAGACTACGACCAAGAAGAAGCATTAGATAAAATGGTAGGTTTAGCAAGAGTTGGTCAAGCACTACCTAATTCAAAAAGTGATTTAGATGGCGAAAGTAAAACAGGTAAAAAGTTTATTGTACGTTATCAATATTCGCCTTTAGCTGTAAGTAATAATTCACGTGAGTTTTGTAGAAAAATGGTAGCTGCAAGAAAGATATATCGCAAAGAAGATATAATGCGAATGAGTAAACAAGCTGTTAATGCTGGTTGGGGTAAGGGTGGTGCTGCAACTTATAATATCTGGCTTTACAAAGGTGGAGGTAATTGCCATCATTTTTGGTTACGTAAAACATATATGTCAAAAGGAGATGAAAAAGCAGTTGTAAGTGCAAAATCAAAACCAATTTACAAACAACAAAGGGAAAATGAAGGTATTAAAGCCCCAAGTAAAAGTAAAGAACCTAACAAGGTTTCAACTAAACCAAAAGATATGCCTAATCAAGGATTTGTAAATAAATAAAAGATGGCTGAAGCATTATTTGTTACTCGTAAAGATATTGTAAAATACACTAATGTATCAGGTGGAGTTGATACAGACAAGTTTATACAATACGTTAAGATTGCCCAAAACATACATATACAAAATTATATAGGTACAAAGCTATATGATAAAATAAGTACAGATATTATAGCTGGTAATTTGACAGGGCATTACGCAACATTAGTTGAGAACCATATAAAACCCTGTTTAGTACATTGGGCAATGGTTGAGTATTTACCATTTGCTGCTTACACGGTATCAAATAAAGGTGTTTATAAACATAGTAGTGAAAACGCTGAAAACGTATCTAAAACAGAAGTAGATTTTTTAATTGAAAAAGAACGTACAACAGCACAATACTATACCGATAGAATGATAGAACATTTTAGTTTTTATGCAGCAGAAAGATATGCTGAATATTACACTAATAATAACGATAACGTATATCCTGATAAGGATGCTAATTTTTCTGGATGGGTACTATAATAAAAGTAAGATACAAACCTAAACAACAAAACATAGTTAAGTTAAGAAACTATTTAGAAAAGATGTATAACAAAAACGTTAAAAAGTAATTATATAAGTATGGCTAATAACATAAATTGGGGAAAAGTATATTGTGAAATGGTAACCAATTCTGCTTGGGGTACAGATAGTGCTTTTACAACTGAATTTATACCTGATTTTTCTGCACCTACTTGCTGGACTCTTATAGATGCTTTTAGTGCAGACACAACGTTATACACAGCAGATACAACTCAACATAAAGCAGATGCTACACAAATAAGTTAAAAAATAAAAAATGGCTAAACAAGTAATAAATATAGGAACAACTGCTAACGATGGTACAGGTGATCCGTTAAGAGATGCCTTTGATAAGGTAAACGACAACTTCACTGAATTGTATTCAGACGATGCAGGAGATGTAGGAAGTATAACAGCAACAGCACCAATAGCAAGAGATTCAGCTACAGGAGCAGTAACAATATCTTTAAATGATGATGGAGTTACACACGCTAAACTAGAACCAAGATATACAGCAAAAGCTACAAGTACAGGAACAGGTAGTCAAAATTTAGATGCTTCTACTGCAACAACTTTTTTACTTACAGGTAATGTAGCAACTGCAACCCTTACAATTCAAAATATGAAACTTGGGCAAGTGATTGACATCCAAATGACAGGAACTTTAAGTAGTGCTGCAATAACATTAGCTACAAACTTTTCAAGTACAACAATTAATAAAATCGGAACTACGGATTTTGATACTTCAGAAAAAAACTTAATACAAGTAGTTTGTGTAGACGATACAGATGCAGCAGCGATTATTAACTATTCAGTCGGAAAAATAACAGCAGATACAACACCATAAATATGAAAGCAATACAAGATAGTAACGGAAAAATAACAGTATTTAATAGTACGCCTAAAAATTGGGGTGCTGTAATTTGTGGATTCAATACATTTTCAAAAGAGAAACTTGAAAGCTATGGTTTTTACGATGTAGTGAGACCAACTATAAAAGAAAGTCAAAAGTTAGGTGCTATAGAATGGGATGCAGACAATAGTGTTTTTACTTATCCTGTAGTTAATAAAACTTACAGTCAATCAGTAGCTGAACTTAAAACAAGTAAAATAGAAAACTTAAAATATATTTACGGTAGTGAATTAAGCAAAACAGATTGGTATATTATAAGAGCGCAAGAAGGAATAGCTGCACCACAAGATGTTATAGACGCAAGAGCAGCGTTAAGAACTGAATGCGCAAGTAAAGAAGCAGAAATAAATGCTTTAAGTACAAAGGCTTCTATTGTAGATTATCAACTTCCAAGTTATATATAATGAGTTTAGGAAAAAGATTAATAGCAACCGATGCAGCAGGAGGAATTGTAGGTACTGATAACTTTAATACTGTTACTTATATAGGAAATGGAGGTACTCAAGCAATTACAACGGTTGGCTTTCAACCTGACTTTGTTTGGATAAAAACGAGAAGTGATATAGGAGGTTCAAACCATTTTCTTTTTGACAGCATTAGAGGCGCAACAAATAGGGTTTTTTCGAATCTAATTAATAATGAAGCAGCAGATGCTGATTCTTTAACATCATTTAATAGTAATGGATTTACTGTAGATGATGATATAAGCTGTAATGGTAGTGGAGAAAGCATAGTTGCTTGGAATTGGAAAGCGGCGGCAAGTAATGCAACAAACAATGATGGAACAACAACAAGTACAGTGAGAGCAAACACAGCAGCAGGATTTTCTATTGTAAAATTTGCAGCAACTAATACAAGCATTCAGGTTGGACACGGACTGACCGCCAGTCCTAATTTGATTATATATAAAAATTTAGATACTGCTGACAATTGGTATGTGTATCATAGTGGTTTAACTTCTCCAAATACACAATGGTTAAAGTTAAACAGTCAAGATGCTGTAGTAACAAGTGGAACATACAACTTTTCTGCTGTTACATCTTCTACATTTACAAGCCATTTGTGGGCAGGTGCAGGAAGTAACGATATAATCGCATATTGTTTCGCAGACATATCAAATTATCAAAAAATAGGAACGTATAACGGTTCAGGTTCAGCAGGGAAAAGAGTTTATACAGATAGTAATGGAGATGGAACAGGAACAGGAGGCTTCCAACCAAGGTTTGTATTAATAAAATGTACTACTAATGGAAGTACAGATTGGCTAATTTTTACTTCAAATGTTGTAGATGGAAGTGGTAACCCAACAATGATTAGGGCAAATACAACAGATTCAGAATTTACAGGCGATAGATTACAGTTCACCTCAGATGGATTTACTTTGAGTGATAATGATGGTTCAAGAAACGGAAGCAGTAGAACTTACCTTTATTGGGCAATCGCATAAAGAATGGAAAATATTAGACTTTGGGCAGTAAATAGTATGGCAGTTGGCTTTAGTCTTGTAAATATAAATATGATATTATCAACTTTAGTATTAGTAGCTTCTTTAGTATGGACTATAATACAAATAAAAGATAAGTTAAAATGAAACTTCCAAAGAACGGTACAGCAAAAGAAATACGAAGTTATGCAGGAAGCCTTTTTGTATTTCTGTTTATAGTTGGAATAATAATAACGTTTGTACAGTTTCCTGTTTTAGAATCTAACAAAGAGATCGTGCTAATGTTGATTGGCTCTATCGCTGCTTCGATTCCTGTCTTAATTTCAGCCATAAGTGGCACACGACCTGATGATGTAAATGCATTGAAATCAGCAATAGAAAAAAAAGAACATCAAATACAAATGCTTGTAGATGCTAAAGATAGATTAGAAGAAATGGTTATAAACCTACAAAGAGAAATGCTACAAAATCAAGATATGATGCTTGACCGTATCTTATTAAAGAGTGCTATGGACTTTGATGACAAAAACAATAGAAATGAAAAATAAACCTAAATGTAAATGTGGATGCACAAATAACGCAGAAGGTTATTGTGATGGTTCACACCTAAATAAATAAATATGGATGTTTTAATAATTATAATTTCAATAATAATGTTTGCTACTGCAATAATGATGGGGCTTACTGTTTACGGACTTTTTACCGACAAAGACAAAGATGGTATACCTGATGCATTAGAACAAAAATTTAGCGAACTAAAAGAAGAAATTAGTAAGTTGAAAAAATGAAATACTTTACGTTAGATGAATTTGATTCACCAGATCACAAAGGTAGTGGTGTTAATATGGATAGTAATTTTCTTGAATTGCTCAACAATGCACGTGAAATTGCAGGGATACCATTTAAGATCACAAGTGGATATAGAACATCTGAACATAACCAAAAAGTTGGAGGTGTACAAAACTCATCACACCTCAACGGTCTTGCAGCAGACATTGCAGTTGGATCAGGCAATGAAAGATACGTTATTCTTAACGCACTTATTAGAGCAGGATTTAAACGATTGGGAATTGCTAAAACCTTCATACATTGCGATACCGATTCTTCAAAACCAAATTCAGTTTGGACATACTAACACGGTAGGAAGCACACTATGGAACAATTAATAACAGGTTATATTATGTTTCGTTTGTTAGAATTTTTAATAAGGAAAACTTTTGGCTGAAAAAAAGAAATTTAAGGATACTAAAGTAGGTCAATTCTTACTTAACAAAATACCTGATGTAGTTGGTGCAGTAGCAGGTGATACACTTGCAGGTAATGTTATACAAGCTATTATAGGTGGTTCTGAAATGAGTGATGAAGATAAGCAAGTTGCACTTAAAAAACTTGATATAGAACGTGCTGAAATAGATGGTGTTACAAGAAGGTGGGTAGCTGATGCAAGAAGTGGATGGTTGCCATCAAACGTAAGACCACTTACATTAATATTTCTTACAGTTGCTTTTGTTATTGGGTGGTATATGCAAATAGATGGTTTATCAATTGTTAAAGAACTTCTTTTTGTAGTTTTTGCAGGATATTTTGGAGGAAGATCGTACGAAAAGGTAATGGGTAATAAAAACCATCAGTAATGAATATATCTGAAAGTTCTAAAATAAGTTTAGATATTAAAGCACTTTTAGGTATGATAATAGGTGTAGTTACAGTTGCAAGTATTTGGTTTAACCTTACAGCAGAAATAGAAATGTTAAAAATTAAAGTTTCTAAAATGGATGAAAAGGTACAATCCAACTACAGATGGGTAAATAGCTTTGAACCTCCTAAAGAAGTACAAAAAGCAGTAGATGAAATAAACATAATGAAACTTGAAAACGCTGTTACAAAATATAAAGTTGAACAATTAGAAAAATATAAAAAGTAATGGCAAAGCAAATAGTTATTAACTATAAAAAAGTTAAGGTTAAGCGTAAGGGTATACATAGTAAAAACAAACAATCTAAACTTAAATCTTCTAAAAACTACGTTAAAAAATATCGTGGTCAAGGTAGATAATGTGTAAAACTAATTTTAAAAAAAGTTTACATTTTAAAATAAAAGCGTGTAACTTTGGTGGGTAGTGGGAATGTAAATAATATTTGTATAAATATAAATAATGATTACAGAAGATAAAATTAGAAAAATACAAGGTTATAAAACTTGGTCTACTAAAAGAAAAGTAGATGAACTACTAATGGAAGATGCTCATATGTATTGTAATTTAGGTATTGATTCTACAACTACAGATAAGAAAAAAGTAAAAGCTATTAGTAGAAAAATATACAAAGCTATATCTATTATAAGTCCTTTAGATGGTTATATATTAGAAGCACATATGAATGAAAAAGATTTAACAAGTGCCTAAAAAATTATCAAGAAGTAAACTTGTAAAGAAACTTGATACAGTATTTAGTAAATATATAAGGGTTAATAGTGCTAATAAAAATGGATATTGTACTTGTGTAACTTGTGGTGTAGTAAAACATTGGAAAGAAATACAAGCAGGACATTTTATGAGTAGAAAACATTACAGTACAAGATGGGATGAACGTAATATTCGAACGCAATGTGTAGGTTGTAATATGTTTAGGCAAGGTGAACAATATAAATTTTCACTTTTTTTAGGTAAAGATCAGGCAGAAGTATTATATTTGAAAAGTAAAGAAACAGTTAAGTTTACCAATAACGAACTTGAAGAAATGATAAAGGATTATGAAGCAAAGTTAAATAACGATAGGCTTAAAAGTATTACTTGATTCTTTCTTGTAATTTTGTTCTTTGTTTGAAGGGTGTCAGAAATGATGCCCTTTTTTTATTTAAAATATTTTGTTAATTATTTGTTTATTAAAAAAAAGGTTGTATGTTTGTGATGTCAATAATGACATATAATTAATAAAAGGGGTTAAGAGCTTCACAAAGATTTCACAAATTTATTAGAATATTATAAAGATAAGAATGGTAAAGTTAATTTTGATAATTTTACACATAAAGATACATTTGAAGAATACTGTAACTTATTTGAAATAAGACAATACTTGGCACAATTATCTGATTTTCTTGGAACAAATGAATATTATCAAGATGCTGATGCTTGTGAAAGTTATTGTTATGATTTAGATAAAATTATTGGAACACCATCTTATAAAGATTGGGATGAATTTAAGATAGCAATGTTTAATAAAAAAATAGAATTACAAAAAAAGGAATATGATGCAAATGAACCAAAAAGAAAACTTGCAGAATTTCAAAAAAAATTAAAAGAATGGTAAAAATAATTTAATGAATGTAATTTTATAATACCCTTACAGAAATGTAGGGGTTTTTTTGTTAATTAATTTTTACTATCTTTACAATATGAACAATTATACAAAGGCAGAACTCTATGGCAAGGTACAAGAACTGCAATACGATCTGAAACAATTAAAGAATCAATTAATTTTAACACAACAAAGCAATGAAAGAAACAAACGTTAACATAAAACTATTTAACCTACAGCAGGAAATAGGTACAATAAGTAAGGATGCAAAGAATCCTTTTTACAAATCAAAATACTTTGATATCAATTCATTAATTAAACAACTACAACCTTATTTAAAAAAACATAGGTTAAGTTTATTTCAGCCAACAAAATTTGATGCTATAAATAATCTTTCTTATGTGAAAACGTATTTTCAATGTCCAGATACTAAAGAAAAAAGTGAAGCAAGTGAATTAAAGTTACCTAAATTAGATGATCCACAAAAAATATTAGCTTGTGTAACATATTTTAGAAGGGCAACATTAACTGCTTTACTTGGATTACAAGCAGAAGATGATGATGGAAATACAGCGAGTGGTAAAACTGTTGATAAAAAATGGTTAAACCAAAACACACCTGAATATTCTAAAGCAATAGAATTTATAAAAGGGGGTGGTAGTGTAGAAGCTATTAAAAGCAAGTATAAAGTTTCAGGTAAAATAGAAAATGAACTTGCAAAACTGTAAAGTAAAAAACGTATATATAAAAGTTAATTACAAAAATTATCAAATAATAATTTATGGAAAAAAAGAACGTAGCAATATTATCAGGCAGTTTAAATCTATCTGCGATTGATAAAAGCAAGATTGTAAAAGGTAAAGATGGTAACCAATATTTAAACATTACTATGATGATACAAGACAAATCACAGTACGGTAATAATATTTGGATTACACAAAGCCAAACACAAGAAGAAAGAGAAGCTAAAACAAAAGCAACATCTTTAGGTAATGGTGCAGTACGATGGTTAGGTGGTGATATAACGGTAGCTGAAAGAAATGAAGTTACTAATCAACAGCAGCAACCAGCACGTGAAGAAGCTGATTTACCATTTTAAAAATAGTTCAACAATAATAAGGGGGTTTAATTACCCCTTTTTTTTTATACTTTTATAAAATGCTAAAGAAATTAAAAGAAGGTGAAGAATTACCTGATGACTTTTGGAACTATAACGTTAACCCTATATTAGGTTATAAATATAATCCAAACAGAAACGAACAGGGAATTGATACAGAAAGAAAATACGCAAAACCAAGAATATGATAGCACAAGCAAATAAATTACAAGACAAAATATTAGATATAAAATACGGTAGAGTAAAAGAAGGTTTAAAAATAGATGTTCCAGAAGTAGATGAGCATATAAGATTTAAAAAATCCTTATTGATAGCGATTGGACACGCAAATGTTGGAAAGACTACAACTCTTATTTATTTTTATGTTTTATGGGCAATTAAACACAAATTAAAATTTGTTGTTTGGTCAAGTGAAAATAGTCCTGAATCTATTTTAAGAAAAATTATTGAGTTTAAAATGGGCAAACCAATACAAGAAGCAAGTGATAAATTAATATCAGAATCTATAGAATGGTCAAACAAATATTTTAAAATAATAGATGTTGAAGATATGTATACCTATAAAAGTTTACTAAAATTAGCACAACAGATAAAAGATGCTTGGAATTATGATGGTTTATTAATTGATCCTTATAATTCGTTAGCTAAAGATGCTTCTATTTTAAAAATGGTAGGTAATACACACGAATATGACTACAGAGCATTAACTGAATTAAGAATATTTAGCAAAAAAAATGATGTACAAGTTTGTGTGAATGCTCACGGAGTAACATCTGCTCTACGCCAAGTACATCATTCAGGACACGAATACGAAGGTTTAACAAGACCATTAGCAATGAGTGATGCAGAAGGTGGTTCTAAAATAAGTTCACGTGCTGATGACATTTGGTGTATTCATAGGTATGTTCAACATCCTAAAAATTGGATGTATTCACACATTCACGTTTTAAAAATAAAAGAAAACGAAACAGGGGGTAGACCTACAACATTTGAAATGCCAATCACATTAAGAATGGTAATAAATAATGTAGGTTTTGAATTTCTTGGTAGAGATTTAATACACAATATAAAACCAATAGAAAAGTTAGAAATTTGATAGTAATAATATTTTTACTAATTATATGTGCAATTTATTTAATTATAGGTCAGGTAAAAAATGCTGATGTAATTATTAGTCCTGTAATTGGTATGATGTTTGGTTTTTTATATAGCAAAGAAGAATTAGAAGAAGGTAACGAGATAACCCTACAATGTTTGTTGGGTGTAATTAGTGTTACTGTAATATGGACAAATCTGCACAATGGTTAGCAAAGGTAGCTGAAAGGCATACTGAATGGGTTAATGTGATTAAAGGTTTTGGTGAGTATGAATATTGTGATGATCTTGTTCAAGAAACGTATTTAATTTTATACAAGTATGCAAATGAAGAAAAGGTTATTAAAGATGGTGTTGTTAGCAGGGGGTATATGTACTTTACTTTACGCAGCACTTACTTCCAATTTTACAAAAACAAAAGAAAGATTAAAAAGGTTTCACTTGACAATGAAGAATATACCCAAGAAGTGGAGGACAATTCAAACTTGGATGAAGAAGTAGCTTATAACAAAATATGTACAATGATTGATGACCATATAGAAGATTGGAGATGGTATGAAAAAAAACTATTTACGCTTTACAGAGATTCTGGATTAAGTATAAGGGGAATAGCAAAAGAAACCAATATAAGTTGGGTAAGTATATTTAACACATTAAAAAACGCAAAACACGAATTAAAACAAAAGTTTCAAGATGATTGGAGCGATTTAAAAAATAAAGATTATGAACGAATTTAAAGGTGATAAAAGAAGTAAGGCATATAAGGCTTGGAAAAAGAACCACGAAGCAGATGGTTTAGGATCAAAGGTTGAAAAAGTTTTTAAAAAAGTAGGCATTGATAAAGCTGCCAAATTTGTACTTGGTAATGACTGTGGCTGTGATAATAGACGTGATGTTTTAAATAAGATGTTTCCAAGTAAAAAGATTGAATGTTTAACAGAAGATGAGTATAACTATTTAGATACTTTCTTTAGTGTTAAAAGATCAACAGTAACACCTGTACAACAAAACGAACTAATAACAATATACAATCGTGTATTTAATGGTAATGCTGTTGCTACAAGTTGTGGTAGTTGTTTTCTAAATGGTGTGTATGATAAATTAAATAAGATATTTAATCAGTACAACGATTGAAAGAACAAGAACTTTTTGAGTATTTAGTTTCTTGTTGTTATCCTGATTTAGTAAAAGCAAAAAGCCAGATGAGCAGGTGGGATTGTTACAGTCCTAAAACCTATCATCGTATTGAATTAAAATGTAGATCGGTACATTACGATACTTTACTTATAGAAAAGAAAAAGTATGATGCTATGATTGCAAAGTGTAATGATAATTTAGATATACCTATGTATGTTAATTCTACACCTTCTGGTGTATATAGATTTAATTTGTATATTGTGAATCCTGTTTGGGAAATACAATATCATAACACCACAACAGAATTTAAGAACAATAAAAAGATACCTAAAGAAATTGCTTTGTTAAATGTAAGCGAAGCAGAAATAATTTAAAACAAAGAAACAATGAACAAAAAAATAAACAACCTTAAAGAAATAGAATACTACACTAACTTTAATTTAGTAGGTGAACATATAGTACAATCAAGAAAACTAAAACCAGAAAACAAAGCATTAAACGATATGTACTTTTGTTGGCAAGAAGTAGGGTTTTATGTAAACAACCTTATACGTGATGAAAGGATGTACGAACAATCATTAAGTGAATACAGAAGTGATAAGATACGTGCAGTAGAACGTGCAAGAACAGCAGAACAAAAAGTAACAGAACTTGAACAACAATTAGAAAAACTCAAAACTAAAAAAAGTTTGGGTTTGTAATTGTTTAAAAAATGTTTAAATTAGTACAATAATTATTAACAAAGAACAATGAACGAACAAATACGATTTACAAACGCAGGTAAAATTGGTAGTGCTAAAGGAATAACAAGAGCATTAGTTACTGATGATTTAGATGATTACACTAAAAACAGATTAAACAAAATTATTGAAATATTAGATAGCATAGAATTATGATAACATTATTAAACGGTGAACATTGGGGTAAAGAAGAAATACTAACACAAATGTATGATGATGAATTTTACTATAATTTTTTAGGTAAAAACGCATTAAGTTCTTCATCACTTAAAACACTTCTTAAAAGTCCAAAAACATATAGAAACATATTAAACTATGGTGATCCTAGTTCAGATAGTCCAGCACTTGCAGCAGGTAAGTTAGTACATTGGATGATACTGGAAAGCCATAAAATAGATAAGTTACACTTTGTAGATGCTACCACAAAAAACACTAAAGTATATAAAGAAGCAAAAGCAAAGTATGGTGAGGTATTTCTTACAAAAGAAAAGAATGCAGCAGAAAGATTAACAGATGCAGTATTAAGAAATGAAGCAGCACTTAAACTATTAAACAATAGTGAATTTGAAGTACCTGCAATAGATATGATAGAAGGGTTAGCATTTCGTGGTAAAGCAGATATTATACAAGGTAATACAATAATAGATTTAAAAACAACAGCTGAACTAAACACCTTTAAATATAGTGCTGATAAGTATGGATACGATTTACAAGCGTGGCTGTACTTAAAACTATTTGATAAGAAAAAGTTTACGTTTCTGGTAATAGATAAAGCAAGTACTGATATAGGTATATTTGAAACTACAGAAGAATTTTTAGCAAGAGGTGAAAACAAATTTAAACAAGCAGTAGATAACTACAAATACTTCTTTGAACAAGATAATGATTTAGATCAGTATGTAATGAGGGGTATATTATAAATAAAAAACAAATGGAAATAATAGGAAACAAAGTAAGAATGCAACCTCAAGAAATTGCACAATATTTTTTTATGCAAGGAATACAAAAAGAAGAAATAGTATTAAAGGTATTAAGATATACTATTGATAACAATGGTGTACTAAAAAACAGAAAAGGCAAAACAGTTGGAAGTTTAAATAGACAAGGTTATGAAAAAATACAAATTACTTTAGGTGGTAAGTGTAAAGATGTATTTACTCATAGAATACAAGCATTTAAAAAGTTCGGAAGAAAAATGTATGAAAAAGAAATACAAGTTAGGCATCTTAACGATATTAAAACAGATAATTCATATCAAAATATAGAACTTGGTACTGCAAAAGATAATTATCAGGATAGAGGTCAAGAAAAAATAAAACAAGCACAGAGGTTAGCAACAGAAGCATCTAAAGTATATTCAGATGAATTGGTAAAGGAAATAAAACAATACTACGAGGATAACAATAAACAACAAAAGAAAACAATGCAGAAATATAATATATCAAGTACAGGAACACTTTGGTATATTTTAAACAAAAGATGAATAAAAAAATAATAGAAGAATTTTATTTACTTGCTTTAGTAGATATAGTAAATGGTAAAGATATAGCAGAACTTGAAGAAACAATAAAACTATATGAAAAAGAAGAACACTATGAAGCGTGTGCAGGAATACAAAAAGCAATACACGAATCAGGATATTTAACAATTAAAGAAATAATAGAAAGAAACAAATTATAAAAATAAATTATGAGTATACAAATAATAAAAGAAGTAGTAGAACAACACTTTAATATAGACATAACAAAAGATACAAGAAAACGTGAATATGTAGAAGCACGTGCAATGTATTTTAATTTAGCAAGAGATTATACAAGAATGTCATTATCAGTAATAGGCAAAACAGTATATAGGGATCATACAACGGTACTGTACTTTTTAAAACAATTAAGAGATTGGATGTTACACGATTTTCGTTTAAAGCAAGATTACGATACAATAAACAAAAGAGTACAAGATGCAATACACGCTAACCCTGAAGAATTTAAAACAGCAGTTACAATAGAAGGTTTCTATGAAACACAATACAAACGTTTAAAGGAGTTAACAGAACAAATTAATCAGGATCAATTAACAATTAGTTAATTTTTTTATTGTATAGTTGAATAAACAAGTTATTTCAAAATGGCACACGGTGGAAAAAGAGATGGAGCAGGTAGACCTTCTAAAGCAGATGAGGTTAATCTAATAGAGAAATTAAGTCCATTAGAAGATGCAGCATTTCAAGCATTAAAAGCAGGTGTAGAAAAAGGTGATTTTAAATTTGTACAACTGTACTATAATTATTACGCTGGTAAACCCAGAGAAACAAGAGATATTACAATCAATGAGGATATTCCATTGTTTGTAGATTAGTATGCAAGTAAAGAAAACTATTGCATTAAATAAATTAAGGAAGTTAGATAAAAGAATTAAAATAGTAAGAGGTGGTACATCTGCTGGTAAAACTATTTGTATTCTGCTTATACTAATTGATTACGCTATTAGAAACGAAGGTAAAGAAATAAGCGTAGTATCTGAATCAATACCACACTTACGTAGAGGTGCTTTTAAGGACTTCTGCCAACTGTTAAAAGGTTTAAATAGGTATAAGGATATACAGCTAAATAAAAGCACCTTAAAATACACTTTTACAAATGGTAGTTATATAGAGTTTTTTAGTACAGACCAACCAGATAAACTACGTGGTGCAAGAAGAACTGATTTATATATTAACGAGTGCAACAATGTACCATTTGATGCTTACAACCAATTAGCAGTAAGAACAAGTGGTAACGTCTGGTTAGATTATAACCCTTCTAATATCTTTTGGGTAGATAAAGAATTAGTAGGTAAAGAAGATGTTGACTACATAACACTAACTTATAAAGATAACGAAGTGCTACCTGATAGTATTGTTAAAGAAATAGAGAAAGCAAGAGATAAAGGTAAAACCTCAACGTATTGGGCAAATTGGTGGAGGGTGTACGGACTTGGTGAAACAGGTTCTTTAGAAGGTGTATGCATACCTGATTGGAAAGAAATAGATAACATACCACAAGAAGCACGTTTGTTAGCTTATGGTATGGACTTTGGTTATAGTGTTGATCCTACTACATTAATAGCTTTGTATAAATGGAACGATGCCTATATATATGATGAGGTGCTGTACAAGAAGGGTATGTTAAATAGAGATATAAGCAGATTTTTATCACAACTTGATATTAAAGAAAACATAGTAGCAGATTCAGCAGAACCTAAATCAATAGCAGAACTACAAGGGTATGGTCATTCTGTATATGGTGTAAGTAAAGGTAGGGATTCAGTAGTATATGGATTAAACCTAATAAACCAGAACGAAATATACATAACATCTAAAAGTAAAAACCTTAAACGTGAATTAGCAGGATATGTATGGGCAAAAGATAAAGATGGTAACCAGCTACAAAAACCAAGTGGCGAACATCCTGATTGTATTGATGCAGCACGGTACGTTTTAACAGACCAATTAGAAAACCCTAACAAGGGTGAATACTACATATATTAAAATAAATTGTGTATTATTTGTTAATTAAATAAATAGTAGTATATTTACAAAGTAAAACAAAGTTTAATTAAAACAAAGACAAATGAAAAATCTAATAAAAACAACAATAAATCTAAAAAAAGAAAAAGGCTTAACTTTAGCTATTGACTTTAGGACTAATGATGATAGTATTGGTCATATACAATTTAGTGAAAAGTCTTGGGGAAGTGATTGGGCAATATTTTTAAATAGTGCTTGTATTCACACTTCTAAAACTTTAGATTCTGCAATATCTAAATTAAGAAGATTAGGATTAGTAGAAAATAATTTTGAAATAAACGAAGCTGAATTATTTTAAACACAAGGGGGGAAACCCCCTTTTTTATTAACCAATAATTATATTATGGAAAACAAAGTAGAGTATATAATGATTAAAGAATTAACTAAAAAACAAAACAGAAAGAACATTATAAAGTTTATAAGTGGAGGCATTTTACTTGCCTTATTCAGTTTTATAGCAATGTATATGTTTTTATTTTTTATATTGTGGGCTGATGAAATAACAGATAAGATAATTGGATATTTTTAAAATGATGGAAGCGTGTTGGTACGAAAAGATATACATAGTACAACGACCATCTAAACGTGGTGCAAAGGCTTCAGATGTTTATTTAGATATAAACGTTAATGGTCAAGTTCTAAAAGGTAAGAAGCTGTACAAACAAAACAGCATACATTTAGAAAAAACAATAGAAGAAGCGTACAGGTATTCGTATAAAAGGTTTATATTAAAGCAATAACTTTTCATTTGGTTTGGGTTGAGAATTAGGTAGCAGAAATGTTACCTTTTTCTTTTTATACAAAACACCAATTAATTTATTGTATTAATATGAAAGTTGAAATAAACGTACCTGAATCACTTAAAGAAATAACTTTAGATCAATACCAAAGATTTGAAAAGTTAAATACAGAAGAAAATAAAGAATCTACATTCTTACTTCAAAAGATGGTAGAAATATTTTGCAGCCTTAACTTAAAGGATGTTGCAAACATAAAATACAAATCAGTACAAGAAATAGTTGTACACCTCAACAAAATATTTGATAAGAAGCATAGTTTAACACCTACGTTTACTTTAGGCAATGTAGAGTATGGATTTATACCTGTACTTGATGATATGTCATTAGGTGAGTTTATTGATCTGGATGAGAACTTGGGTAAGTGGGATAATATGCACAAAGCAATGAGCGTGTTATACAGACCAATTAAATTTAAGAAAGGTAACAAGTACAACATAGAAGAATACAAAGGTATGAATGACAACCTAAAGTATATGCCTTTAGATATTGTGTTTGGTGCTATGGTTTTTTTTTATCATTTAAGCAACGAGTTAACACAAACTATCCTGAACTATTTACAGAAGGAGTTACCCAAGAACTTGACTATTCAGCAGAGGGAACGTTTGGGTCAAAGTGGGGTTGGTATCAATCAGTCTATGGTATTGCTAAAGGAGATGCTACCAAGTTTGACGAGGTTACCCAACTTAACATTCACCAATGTTTAATGTATTTGTCATTTGAAAAAGATAAAGTAGAATTAGAAAAGAAGTTAATTAAAAAACGATGAAAGGTTTTTACAACGTTACAAAGGAATTAAAAACAGCACTTGCAGCAGAACCATTTGTAAATACAGTTACATTTGGTAGTTTAGATGATGTAGATTTAAACAAGCAAACTATATTCCCATTATCACATATAATTGTAAACAACACAACTGTAGGAACTAAAACATTAACGTTTAACATTTCTATTCTTGCAATGGACATTGTAGATATAAGCAAAGAAGCAACTACTGATATATTTGTAGGAAACGATAACGAACAAGATGTGCTAAATACACAATTAGGATTATTAACAAGAATAATAAATATCTTACAACGTGGTGATCTATATACTAACCTCTACCAAGTACAGGGTGATGTAAGTTGTGAACCATTTGTAGATAGATTTGAAAATAAATTAGCAGGATGGGCAGCAACATTTGATGTAGTAGTACAAAACGATATGACAATATGCAGTTAAAAGAAACACAAAAGGTTTTAGATGTATTTAAGCAGGTTGTTTTAAATCAAAGTAGAGCAATGCTTTCCAAGAAAGGAAAGAATGTTTCTAACGACCTTTATAGAAGTTTAGATGGTGTTGTTAAGTCTATGCCTAATTCTATATCTGTAGAGTTTAAAATGGAAGATTATGGTTATTATCAAGATAGGGGTGTTAAAGGTAAAACCTCAACATATCCTGAAATAGCCAAATATGGAACTTTAGCAAAGTTTGGATCAGGTAAAGGTAAAAAAGGTGGATTAAGTGCAGGAATTAAAAAATGGGTAGAAGCAAGAAGGTTTCAATTTAGAGATAAGAAAACAGGTAGGTTTATGTCATATCAAAGTACTGCTTACTTAATAACGAGATCAATATACAATAAAGGTATAAAGCCAAGTTTATTTTTTACTAAACCATTTGAAAACGCGTTTAAAAAACTACCTGATGAACTAATAGAAAAGTTTGGTTTAGATGTAGAAGATTTTTTAGCATTTACATTAAAAGAAGATAGATTAAGATGAGTACATATACAAAGATAAACGTTAGAAGTCCATTCTATTTACACCTTGTAGAACCAAGTCCTCCATTACCTAACTTTGATTGTACGGTAGCAGGTTTAGTAGGTTTTGCAGTAGATAATCAAGGTATTATTACTTTGCCAAGTCCTGCTGTTGGTGTAATAGATTCTATATCAAGTGATGATGGTGATTTTGCAAATAACAAATTCCCAGCAGAAGGTACTGATACATCAAGAACAATAAAAGTTAAACTACTTATACCTACAGGGTACGCAAACACAAGTGATATATTTTTTGAATGTCCTGTAACTGCAACACAACCTGGTACAACAAGTTCAGTAGTACAACCTACTGTATGTTCAGGTGGTCCAGCAACAAGTGGTTCTATTGGTGGACAAAGTTTAAGTGTAGGTGGTTCAAGTGTAGATATTGATTTAGCAGGATTCTTTACAAGTGAAACAACTTACGATTTTTCTAACCTAAACCCTACATTAGTAACAGCGGCATTAAGTGGTAGTACATTAACATTATCACCAAACGTTATAGCAGGATCAACAACAGTTTATGGTATTGGTAGAGATAATAGTTATCCATCAACTTGTGAAGCAACACAAAGCATAGCGGTTACAGTAACAGATAGTACTACTGCATTTAGTTGTACATCACCTACAAACCCAGCTTTACAAGGTGGTAGTATTAGTCAAGCAGGTGCAATAACAAACCCATCAACTTTAGGTACAATCACAAAAATAATGGCAACATCTGGTGGAGGTGCAATAACAAGTGTAGCAGCAAATTCAGGTACAAACGCACAAAACGTTACATTGTTTTTTGATATTACAGTACCATCAGGTTATTCTAATGCAAGTGCTACAGTAGAATGTTCTGCAACATTTTCACAACCTGGTACAGCAGCACCTACGTTTACTTGTGCATTAGCTAATTTAACAGGTCAAGCAATAGCAAGAAATGGTGCTATATTTTTAGGTACAGCAGCATTAGGAACGGTTAAAAGTTTTACAGCACCTACAACACCTTTTACAGATGTAGCAACTGATACTTCAAGAACGGTAGTATATCAAGTAGAAATACCATCAGGATATGCAAATGCAGGATCAACAATAGATTGTAGTGTAACAATGACACAACCAGCAACGGTAAGTATATGTGGTACAAATGAATTTTATTTAAGTGTAGGTAAACTAACACTTGAAGGTCATTGTAATGCAACTTATCCAAATCCTAAATTAGTTACATCAACAGGTAATAGTTTAGGTAATTTAGAACAATCACAAATATGTGAAGGTGGTGTAGCTTTTGATGGTAAAGGTTTGTACTACGGTGTGCTTACAGGTTTTGTTGTTAGTTCAGTCGGTGCAGGGGTTGGTCCTTATAATGTTATAAAAATAGAAAGTACAGGAATAGTAAGTCAAGTAGGAATAGTTACTTGTGATACAGTAGGTGGTGGTGTTGGTGTAATAGTATAAAATTATGAGTTTAAAAAGCGTAGTAGTAGATTTATATGTATGGGATGGTACGGTATCAGATCAACCTGTAACACCTGCATATACAATAAATAAAAGTGTTATAAGTGGTCAAACAAACATTACTTTAGAAATTGCAGAACTTGTAAGGGATTATTTTACCATTACATTTAATGATGATTACAATTCTATTGCAAGATATGTTAGAACGGTTGTAAGTTCTTTTGATGATAGTGATGAACCTTTTGAAACAAACCCTATTGTAACAACTTACGTTGCTTTAGATGGTTATGGTTATTTTGAAGAAGGCACTAACCCTGAATTAGATAGGCACGCTTTAATTAGTTCAACTAATATATATTTACCAGAAGGCACAGCAGGTAAGTTACCAATATTTGCAGAAGGTGTAGGTAAGGTTATAATAGATGGTGTAACAACAGAAATAACAGATAACGGTAATACAAACCAAAAAATACAATACGTTACAATACCAGCAGACAAATCATCAATACAAGTTTTTGATACAGATGATACCACGCTAAAGAAAACAATAACAATATCTAATATTTGTGAACCTAAATACACACCATTTAAAATAACCTTTGTAAATAAATTTGGTGCATTTCAAGATTTATATTTCTTTAAGAAAACAAGTGAAGTAACAAACGTAACAGATGAGTTGTTTAAAAAGAATATAATAACAAACACCTCATCAAACTATAACACATACGATAACCAAAGAGGTAGAATAAATGTAAACGCACAAACTTCTTTAACTATGAATACAGGTTTTGTAAAAGAGGATATGAATCAAACTATAGAAGAACTATTTTATAGTGAAAACGTTTATATAAGATACGAAAACAAAACACTTGCAGTAATACCTAAATCTAAATCATTACAATACAAAACATCTTTAAATGACAAACTAATTAATTATACAGTAGAGTTTGATTTTGCGTTTGATAGAATTAATAATGTTAGATAATGCTACAACTACAAATATATTTTGATGGTCAACAGGTTGAACTGTTTAAGGATGAAAGCATTGTATTAACACAATCAATACAAGACATAAAAGATATACAAAAAGTGTTTGTACCTTTTACACAAACCTTTAATGTACCTGCTTCAAAAATAAACAACAAAATATTTCAACACTTTTACAATTTTAATATAGAAGGTTTTGATGCACGTAAAAAAACACCATCTGAACTACACTTAAATTATAAGCTATTTAAAAAAGGTAAAATAAAACTTGAAGGTGTACAGCTTAAAAACAACGAACCACATACATACAAGCTAACTTTTTATGGTGATACTATAAACTTAAAAGATGTTGTAGGTGAAGATAAGTTAAGTGCGTTAGATCAGTTAGGAAAGTATTCTTTTGATTGGACTGATACAAACATATCTACATATATGTCAAATGGTTTAGATGTTGTTACACCTACAGGTACAATGACTGATGCTGTAATAGTACCTTTAATAACACACACTGCAAGACTTTTATTTGATAGTAATTCAGCAGTAGTTAATACTGATACTATTAAAAACATAAACCCAGCAGCAGGTACAAGTACAGACTACGGTGTACCTTATAGTCAATTAAAACCTGCAATCAGATTACTTGCTATAATACAAGCAATAGAAATAGAATATGATTTAACATTTAGTACAGACTTCTTTAATGAAACAAATACTGCTTTCTTTAATTTGTATATGTGGATGCACAACAAAGAAGGTGATTTTCAAACAAACCAAGATGCACAATATCAAGGTAAAAACATTACAAATGTAGTTGATGATAAACAATTTTTTACAGGATTTAAAAACGCAAGTTATTCTTCTTTTTTAGATGATATAATTGCAAGAGATTATTACAAAGGTAAAAACAATTCTAAAATATTTAGAAAAATGAATGTAACCGTAGTACCATCTGGTGCTGCTGTTTACACTTTGGTTATTAAAAAGGATGGACAAGAATTTCAAAGATTTGAAGGTTTAACAGGCACTACTTCTTTAGGGCAATCAGCAACACTAAAAAACAAAGATTGGTTAGAACACGAAGATGGTGTATTCACATTTTTTATAGAAACAGAAGCTGTATCAAGTTATACAATTACAGTAGAATTAATAGTAGATAAAAAAGGCACATTACTATCAAGACCAAAAGGTTCATTTCAATTAACTGCTGCAAAAACTTCTGATGATCCTGCTAACCCATTACAATTAGTACCAGATATTAAAGTAATAGATTTTCTTACGGGGATATTTAAAATGTTTAACCTTACAGCATTTCAAGATAACGATGGTATTATACAAGTTAAAACATTAGATAATTTTTATTCAAGTAGTACAACCGTACACGACATAACACCATTTGTAGATAAAACAGAAACAATTACAGATGCTGTATTACCATTTAAAGAAATAGATTTTGGTTATGAAGGAACAGAAAGTTTTTTAGCTAACAACCATTATCAAATAGCAAATACAAAATGGGGTGCGTTAGATTACGAAGCACCTAATAAATTTGATGGTAAAGTATATAACATAGAACTACCCTTTGAGCATTTTAAATATGAACACTTATTTATACAAGCAAACAATGTAGTTAGTGTTAATGATAGTGGTGTGCAATATGGATATTCAGTAGATGAAAGCCAAAACCCATATCTTGGTAAACCTCTCATATTTTATGCTGCAAAATCTACTGCAACAATACGGACATTAAATTTAGCTAATACAGCAGGTGCATCTGTAGCAAACCCATATATACCTTTAAATTGTGAAGATAAAGGTAGTACGTATTTAGCAGGTAAACAAAGTTTAAACTTTAATGCAGAATTTGATGAGTTTTCAAGACAAGTAAACCAGGTAAGTTTATTTAAAACATATTATGAAACGTATGTAAAAGATATGTTTGATTTACGCAAAAGACTTACAAGCGTAAAAGCATATTTACCAATGAACATTATTTTTAAATTAGATTTAGCTGATAAGTTTATATTAAATAATAACGAATATAGAATTAACAAAATATCTACAAACTTTGAAACTGAACAAAGTAGTTTAGAATTAACAAACATATTTGAAGAACCTGTATTTAAAACGTTAAAAGTATTACAAGATAATTGTTTAACAGTTGATACAACAACAATTACTGCTGATACAATAGATGTTAAAGTAGATTCAGGATGTGATAACCAATTTACATTACCAAGTATAAAAACAGGAATACCAAGTGCAACGGTAAACAACCCTGCAAGTGTATTTACAGATACAAGTTTAACAGTTACACCTCCTACAATAGCAGTGGATCAAATACCTGTATCTACAACAACAAAAGTATTTTTTAGTCATCAAATAACTGCAATAGGTAAAGTAGGTAATACACAAAAATTAGATGAGTACGGATATTTATATTCTACATCTTCTACAAATTTAAGTTCAACAGATGACATAGATACTTTAAAAGCATTTGGTGATGTTACTACTGTACCGTTTACACCAACGTTAGCAGTAATTAAAGTTCTATTAGATAATGGTTTATCAGTAAAAAGCACTTATGAGAAAGCAGGTTTAACACATCCTGCTATACTTTATTATAGATTCTATGCAAGAACTAACACTGATGTACAAAACGATAAAGCAGATGCTATTAGTAGTGTTGTAAGTGCATCTACAGTACCATCAGCAGTTAGTCAATACAACAATGCAAATGGCGAAAACCTTGTAGGGGTTGCAGGTAGTACAGGCTACTTAACAGATACATCACCTTTAGGATTTTTCAAAGCTAACTTTAAAAATTATGGAGGTGAAGATCAAGAAGGTTTTATAATTTATCAAATTACTAATTTAACCGAAACTACTGCTAAAGAGATAATAGAATGGCTAACAAGTACAGCGACACCAGCAGTAGATACATATTATGATATATCACACACTTTTAAAGCGTTAGATAGATTTGGTGCAAACAATTCAAGTATGTTTAATATGACAAATAAAACTAATGCAAAAGTTAAATATGTAATGTTTTTAAATACATACCCTGTAGTAATGATTAAAGGCGGAACGGTTACTGGTTCACTTGCTACTTCTGGAACTTATTCAATAGGTGATGGAAATGGTGATTTACAAAGTACATCTTAAACAAAAAGATATGATACAGAATATATTAGATTTATTAGAATTTGCAAGAAGCGAGAAATGGTCAGGGCAATATATAGATATAGCTATGGGTAAAAACAAATACCCTGAATCAATAAGAGAAGCATACAAACAATTTAAGCAGCAATTATGAGTTTAAAAAAAATTATAGAGGTAGAAGCTAAAGTAGATGATGCCAAAAAAGGTTTAGATAGTGTAAATGAAAGTGTACAACGTATAGATAAAAACCTTGAAGAAGTTAAGGATACAACAAGTGGTGTTTCTAAAGGTGTAAAAGGTATTGGGAATGCTTTAAAAGCTGCTGGTATTGGTTTAGCTATTGCAGCATTTTCTAAACTTGCAGAAGTATTTAACCAGAATCAAAAAGTTACAGATGCATTTAATACAACATTTGAGGTATTAAGTTTAGCTTTTAATGATTTTTTCAATTTCCTTTCAAAAAATATTAGCACCGCCACAGGTTTTATAGATTCTATATTTGGCAGCAAAACTTTAAAAAATATTACTGAATTTTCAAGATTAATAGGGGTAGAAATACTAACAAGAGTTAAAAATCTAATAGAAGGTATAGGTGGGTTAGGTAGTGCTTTATTAAAAGTTTTTAGTGGAGATTTTGCAGGAGCATACGAAACTGCTTCAGAAGCGGTAGGTAATTTAGGCGATGCGGTAGTAGGAAACGTACAAGATACTGTAAAAATGGATGAAGCGGTAACTAAAGTTACAAATAAAATAACAAATTATGCTAAATCAACTTTATCTGCTGCAAAAGCAACAGTAGATTTAAATAAACAAGCAGAAGTAGCTAATGTTATTAATCAAGGGTTAATAGAAAAGTATGATAGACAAGCAGAGCAACAAAGACAAATAAGAGATGATGAAAGTAAAACTATTGAAGAACGTATTGCTGCAAATGAAGAACTTGGTAGAATATTAGATGAGCAAAGTGAAAAAATGCTTGAAAATGTTGATATAACAATTAAAGCAGCACAAGCAGAATACGATAAAAACCAAAACCAAGAAAACTACATAGCATTATTAGAAGCACAAAATGAACGTGAAGCTGTACTTGCACAAATAGAAGGTTTTAGATCGGAACAATTAATAAACCGTATTTCTTTAGAACGTGAAGTAGCAGATATAAAAACAGAAGCTGATGAAAAAGAAATAGAAAGAAAAGAAAAGTTAATTGAATTAGAAAAACAAAAAAAGCAAGGCGTAATGGATGCTATGGATGCTGTAGCTATGGCAGCAGGTGAAGAAAGTAAAATAGCAAAAGCATTGTTTCTTTTAAAAACAGGAATGATACTTAAAGAACAAATAATGGCTGCACAAGCTACTATGCAAAGAATTTTAGCATCAGCAGCAGAATCAGGAGTAGATGGTGCAAAAGGGTTTATGAAAGCAGCATCAGCAGCACCTCCTCCTGCTAACGTACCTTTAATAGCAATATTTGCAGCACAAGCAGCAGGTATAGCAATGAGTATTAAGAGTGCAGTAAGTACTGCTAAATCTATGGTTGGTAGTCAAGCTGGTGGTAGTGTAGGTGGTAGTGGTAGTGTATCTACACCACAAGCACCATCATTTAATATAGTAGGAGCAGCACCTGAAAACCAATTAGCACAAGCAATAGGTGAACAAGAAGAAAAACCTATAAAAGCATTCGTAGTAAGTAATGAAGTAACTAACGCACAAGCATTAGAACGTAATATAGTAGAAGGTGCATCAATTGGATAACAAAATAGATAAATAATTATTGTATTAATATGGACATAGTAGAACTTTTTATAGATGAAAATGATGAGGTTTCTGGAATAGAAGCAATATCAGTGGTAGAAAACCCAGCAATAGAAGAAAACTTTATAGCACTTAAAAATCAAGAGTTTAAACTTGCAGAAGTAGACAAGGAAAAACGTATACTTATGGGTGCTGCTTTGATACCTAACAAACCTATATACCGTACAAACGGTGAGCAGGAGTATTATATATATTTTAGTCAAGCAACTGTAAGAAAAGCAAGTGAATTATTTTTTATAAAAGGTAACCAAAACAACTCAACATTAGAACACCAATTAGAACTTAAAGGTTTAACTGCTGTAGAAAGTTGGATAGTAGAAAGTGAACAAGATAAAAGCAGAATGTACGATTTAAACGTGCCTATTGGTACTTGGATGGTATCTATGAAAGTTAATAACGATGATGTTTGGAAAAAAGTAAAAGCAGGTGAGGTAAAAGGGTTTAGTATAGAAGGCTACTTTGCTGATAAATTAGAAAGACCTA